GTCAATACGTCACTCGCCGAGAACTGGGTTGAAAAGGGCGAGGCCCCGGAGTGGGAAACCCTATCGGCTCGTCGTGAGCCATACGACCCCGGCACGGTGCCAGCCGGCGGATTGCTACTGACGGTCGGCGTCGATGTTCAGCGCGACCGGGTGGAACTTGAGACGGTCGCCTATGGCCGTAACCGGGAATCGTGGTCGGTTGACTACCAAATCATACCGGGACGTATCAGCGATCCAGAAGTAAGGGCCGCACTAGAAGCGTACCGGGCGTCTACGTTCACGCATGAGAGCGGTGCGGAACTTCCGATCTCGCGGATGTTCATCGACAGCGGCGACGGCACGACGACGAACGATGTCTACGAGTGGGTGCGGACTCAGCCGGTCGGCCAGGTCGTGGCGATCAAGGGATCAGATAAGGGCTTACTCCCTGTCGGCCAGCCCTCGCCGGTAGATGTTACGGCTGGTGGGAAGAAGATCAAGGCGGGCCTGAAGATCCGCATGATTAACGTGGCGTTCTTCAAGGCGGAATTTTACGCCGACCTGAAGAAGCGCGCGCCTACCGAGGATGAGATAGCGCAGGGTTACGGCTATCCTCCCGGCTATTGCCACTTCCCGAGCGGCGGCAACTACGGCGATGAGCATTACAAGCAGCTTTGCGCTGAGCAACTCGTATCGCACCGGAACCGGAAGACGGGCCGCACCAAGACCGAGTGGCAGCAGATGCGGGCGCGCAATGAGGCGCTCGATTGCAGGGTGTATGCCCGCGCCGCCGCATGGGATCTTGGGCTTGATCGGATGCAGGATAAGCACTTCAAGGCTTATGAGGCGCAGATAGAGGCGCTCAAGCCCAAGCCGAAGGATGCGGAGCCGACACCGGCCCCGCGTCCCGTGCGGCATGAATCGAAATGGTTGGGAGGCAGAGAACGAGGATGGCTGAGAAGATGAGGGGGCGCAAGCCAAAGAACATCGACGAGGGATTTGTGGCCGCCATTGAGGGGCCCGCGCCAGATCCCGTGCGCTACAAGTACCTGAACGTCATGCTCTCCAATGCCGCCGACATCAACCGATTCGGCGACGAGGGATGGGAGCTTGTATCCGTCATACCGGCCCCGCTCGATAGGGCTGTGTTCTATTTCCGCAAGAGGGTTTAATGGCGACATCTTGGACGGCATCCGATATCGAAGCCCTTGAGGCGGCGATAAAGGGCGGAGCCCTGCGCGTCCGCTTCCCCGATGGGCGCGAGATCCAGTACCACACGCTCACAGACATGATGACACTCCTCCGTACCATGCGCGAAGAGGTAGCCGGGGAGACCACGACAACCACGCGCACCACCTACGCCGTCACCTACAAGGGATAACGTGAAAGCAAATTGGTTAGATAAAGCTATCGCGTGGACATCCCCCGCGTGGGGCGCGAAGCGCATCCGTAACCGCATCGCCGCTAACGTGCTGTTCTCGTATGAGGGCGCAAGGCGCGACAGGCGCACCGGCGGATGGACTACGGCGGGGACGAGTGCCGATGCAGAGATCGGCCCCGATCTCGTCACCCTGCGCGACCGGAGCCGGGATCTTGTCCGCAACAACGCATACGCCTCCGCTGCCGTCGATGAGCTTGCGGCTCAGTGCGTTGGAACCGGCATCACCGCGCAGCCGAAGAATCCAAGGTTGGCCGAGGCGTGGAAGCTCTGGATTAATGAGTGTGACGCCTACGGGCAACAGGACTTCTACGGCCTACAGGACCTGGTGGCCCGTACCGTCATTGAGTCTGGCGAGTGCCTCATCCGTATGCGCCCCCGCAAGAACGATGACGGCCTGCGGATTCCGATGCAGATTCAGGTCTTGGAGCCTGACTACCTCGACCACAACAAGACCGGCAAGAACGGAGCGAACCGCGTCATTCAGGGCGTGGAGTTCGACCCCATCGGGCGGCGCGTAGCCTACTGGCTCTTTGGCGACCACCCCGGCGACAACGACTCGTTCGGGAGATTCACCTCGCAGAGCTACCGCGTCCCCGCCGAGGGCGTCCTCCATGTCTACCGCAAGCGCAGAACACAGGTGCGCGGCGTGCCGTGGTTGGCCCCGGTGATGATGTCGCTTCGGGATCAAGACGAATACTTCGAGGCCGCCATCGTCAAGAAGAAGATCGAGGCGTGTTTCTCGGCAATTGTCGTGCAGAACGAAGGCCCGGACATCAACCCGGTCGGAAGTACCGCAACCAATAGCGACGGCCAACTTGAGGAGAGCATGGAACCGGGAATGATCCGGTACTTGCGCCCCGGCGAGGACATCAAGTTCGGTGCGCCAGCAGGACAGGGCGACGGATACCGCGAGTTTATGCGGGATCTCCAGTGCCGCATTGCATCCGGTATCGGCGTCACCTACGAGCAGCTTACGGGCGACCTGTCCAACGTGAATTATTCATCCTATCGCGCCGGCCACCTGTCATTCCGCACGAAGATGGATCAGTTCCGGTGGCTCTGCCTCGTGCCGATGTTCCTAAATCCCGTCTATAAGTGGTTTGTCAATTACGCCGTCGCCTCTGGATTTGGCCCGGAAATCAACTACGGCGTCGAATGGTCAATGCCGGGATTCGCCAGCGTTGATCCCGAAAAGGACGCGCGCGCATTTGTAGCCAAGATCCGCAGTGGCCTCAAGACCTGGCCCCAGGCTGTCGGCGAGGAAGGCTATGACCCCGACGAGCAACTAGGGCAGATCGCCGAGTGGAACAAGAAGATTGATGCAACCGGGGCCGTTTTCGACTGCGATCCCCGCAAGCGCACGGCAGCGGGGCAACGGGTGACGGTTGATAACGCCGCAGGAGTTCGAGAGGCGAAAGGAGAGATCGATGGGGAAAATTAAAGTTCCAATGCAGATGCTTGGGGCTGAGATCCTTGCGGCCGAGTCCGAAGAGGATCGGCGCTTCAAACTCAAGTGGTACACGGGCGCGACCGTCCCGCGATACTCATGGGATGAGGGCTCCTACAAACTCACGCTGTCGATGGAGCCTAAGCATATCCGCATGGGCCGCTTGACCTCCGGCAAGGCTCCGCTCCTCAACTCGCATTCGAGCTACGACCTTTGGAACGTCATCGGCGTTATCGAATCCGCCGACACCGACGGCAACGCCATTGCCCGCATGAGTCCCCGCGCCGAAGTCACCCCGTTCTGGGAGGACGTGAAGGCGGGCATCATCCGCAACGCCAGCGTAGGCGCGCATATCCACAAGCTTCAGGACGTGAGCAAGAAGGACAAGGAAGGCAACGTCCTTGAGCGCGCCTATCTCGCCACAGATTGGGAGCCGATGGAAGTTTCCCTTGTGCCCATCGGCGCAGACCCCAGGGCCGGTATGTCGGCCAATCTCGAAGACAAGGAAAGATTCACGGAAGCCGAGATCGTCTCGGTTTCCTTCACCGGGGCTTCGGCCCGCTTGGAGACCACCATGAAGGAAGACACCGCTCTGGCGGGACAGGAAGCCCGCACCAAGAAGGAAGAGGAAGAGAAGATTGCCGCCGAGGCCGCCGAGGCCGAACGGAAGCGCATCATCGAAGCCGGGATCGCAAAGGAACGCGCCCGCGTGCAGGCGATCAACGCCACTCTGAAGGCACTTGGGTTGCCGCAGTCCTTCGGAAGCATTCACATCGAGAAGGGCACGGACGCCGACACCTTCAACAAGCTCGCCATTGACAAGAAGGCCGAGGAGCTTAGTATCCCTCCCACTCCCCCCACTGACGGACACTCCCCCGCCGAAGTTCTGACTGACGAGGCCGACAACAGGCGGCGCGGCATGGTCGGCGCGATGCTGAACCGCTTTGAGGAGGGATCGTGGGCGTACATCGAGAAGGAGAACGACTTCTCCTTCGACGCCAACAAGAAGAGCAAGTTGTGGGATGGCTCCCGCCCGTACATGGGGATGAGCCTGCTTGACTGCGCGAAGGAATGTCTGACCGCCAAGGGCATCCGGTGGCAGTCGAAGAACCAGAGCGAGATCGTTTCCCTCGCGTTCCAGTCCACCAGCGACTTCCCGTACATTCTGGCCGACAGCGCGAACAAGACCCTGCGCGCCGGGTACGAACTGGCCCCGAGCCCGTGGAAGCTCATCTCCGCGCAGCGCAGCGCCCGCGATTTCAAATCGCAGTATGAGCTGACGCTCGATTCCAGCGTCCGTCTCGGGAAAGTGCCGGAGTCCGGCGAGTTCTCGCGCGGCTACCTGACGGAAGGGCGTGAGACATGGAAGATCGCCCCTTACGGTCAGATTATCGCCGTGACCCGTCAGGCCGTTATCAACGACGATCTCGGGGCGTTCACGCGCATCCCCTTTATGCTCGGACAGGAAGTGGCCGCGAACGAGGCCGATATTGTGATCGGGCTCATCGTGGCGAATGGCAACATGGCCGACAACGTGGCCCTGTTCGAGGCGAACACCCACAAGAACTATGTCGCCTCCGGTTCCGGTGCCGCGATCTCCGTGTCCTCGCTTGCGGCCACCGCGCTCAAGATGATGACGCAGACCAGCCCCGGCGGGAAGCCCCTCTCGCTCATGCCGAAGTACCTGCTGGTCCCAGCCGCCCAGGCGACGTTGGCCGTGCAGTACACCTCCAGTACCCCCGCCGTTACCGAGGCGGCGAAGGTGAACCCCTACGCGGGCCAGTTGATCCCGCTGGTGGAACCCCGGCTCGATGCCAACAGCATCACCGCCTACTGGTATCTGTTCGCCGATCCCATGAGCGCGAACGGCACCGTGCTGGTGTACTCCTACCTCGCCGGTCAGAGTGGCCCCACGACCGAGACCCGCATGGGCTTCGACGTGGACGGCATGGAAATCAAGGTGCGTGAGGACTTCGGCGCGGGCGTGGTGGACTATCGCGGCGCTGCGATGAACCACGGCTCCTAGAACTACGGCTCCTAACTTTTCCCAATAATCATTGACAGGGGCGGCTCCCGATTGGGGGCCGTTCCTGTTTATGGAGACATCGTATGAAGAACTACATTTCCGAAGGCAAGTTTTTGAATGTCGCCTGCACTCACCCCTCCGCCCCCAATTCCGGCGACCCCGTTATTTTCGGAGCGATCCCCGGCGTGGCCGTCACGGATGAGGGCGACGGCGGCAACGCTTCTACGGATACCACTGTCTGCACCAGTGGCATTTTCAAACTCAGCGTGAAGGGCCACAACGGCAGCGCCAACGCGGCTATCACTGCTGGCGCGCTCATCTATTACAAGAGCACTGCAACCCCAGTCCTCAACCTCGACAACAGCGGGGTTGCCTTTGGTTATGCGCTCGAAGCCGTTGATTCCGGCGCGACAAGCACCATCAAGGTTCTCATCAAGTAGATGTTCGACTTCGCCGCGCATAATCCGGTTTTCCTTGCTACGTTCGGGGAGTCCTTTTCCCTCGTGCGTAACATCGACTTGCTGGATGCCTCCCCAGCAACGGAACCCTTTCAGGCCATCAATACCGCTTTTGACGCGCTTGAGGGGGTTCCCCCTGGGGATCTCAGTTCGTACCTTCGCCTGTGGGTAAACGTCGCCGATTTCACAACGCTACCCGCGAAGGGTGATGAAGTGCTGACGGCGACGACCGCCTACAAGATCTCCGATATCGACCGCGACGATTCAGGCGGAATGCTCATGCTGTGCAGATTCGATAGGGCATTGGATGGCGAATAACAAGCCGGTCAACATCTACGTCAAGAAGAAGCTAGAACTTGGAAAGCTCAACTTCACGCAGCGGCAAATGCTTGCCGTTGGCAATGCCGGGTTGAACTCCATCAAGGCCCGCACGAAGAAAGCCTTGGATGCCGAGGACAAGCCCGCGAAGCTCAAGAGCAAATCGTGGGCGCGGATCAAGGCACGTCACGGCCTCCGCAACGTGAAGGATCTTCGCGGCACGGGCCAGATGCACACGGACAGGATAGCTGCATTCCGTGGTCGCGTGGCTAAGACCAAGCGCAAGCTAAAGAACGTCGGCCACCTCATGGACCAGATTCTTGTTCGCAGGGTCAGCGAGAATCGGGCCTACATCGTTGAGCCAACTACGGCTCCGGGGCGCATGAAGGCGCGTGGCAACGCGGGAATGCTCATGCTGTCGCCTACCGATCAACGCGCCATCAAGGACGCCGCCGGTCGCGCCTTCGCGCAGATTAAAAGCGGCCTCATAAAGGTCTACGCCAGAAAGCCCAAATAATGCTCAAGCCCTCTGACCTCCGCGACGATCTCGTTACATACCTCCGCTCCATGCCCGATCTCGTTCAGGCTATGGACGGCGACCCGGAGAATATCTTCGCGCACGTCAACGAGTACCCAATCGGGGAAAACTTTGATTCGGCCCTGCGGAATCTGAAGTCCCCGCGCCTCATGGTGCGATACCGCTATCCGGGGCAAGCCGCTGAGGGCATGGGCCATTCGCACACGCTGAGCATCTACGCGCGCCCCAAGGCGGGGCACACCTACGAGGATCTCTTGGATCTCATCGTGAACGGCACGCCAACAGGTAGGCCGGTGTCATTTGAGAACGATTGCTTCAACGATGATGTATGCCCCGCCGCCTTTACTTTCTCGGAGCCGGTGCCGGACGAGGAAGGAACTGAGTTTTTGCAAATCGACATTTCTGTTGACGAACGATAGGAGACGCCATGCCTGCCAATGAAAGAGAAATTCTTATAGGGTTCGGCAAGAATTGCCAGGATGACCTTGAAACGGCCAATACGGCGGCTGGCATCATCCGGCTTTCGAAGCTGAACGCATCGAATATGTACCCGCGCCTTGTGACCGAGAACGACGCGGAGGAATTCGGCAAGGGACATGAGTTCGCAACCGCCGTGTACAAGACGTATTGGGATGTTTCGGGCCAACTCGAAAAGTACCTGTCCTCCGAGTTCGCCGCGTGGGTCATGGCGTTCAGCTTGGGCAAGGTCGCGAAGACCGGCACGCCCCCCAACTACACCTACACCTGTACCCCACTTGACCCGGTCACCGATGGTATCGAGCTTCCGTCCTTTTCATTCGTCGAACAGATGCGCCCCGGCGCGTCCGCCATCGTGGATTTCGTCAACGTCGGGTGCTGCGTCGAGGGGTGGAATCTGACCATCGGCAGCGGACCCGGCAGGGCCAGCGCAAAACTTGTGGCCGATATCGTGGGGACCGGCAATTTCACGGAGCCTTCCGCGATCACGCTTCCCGCCGCAACCACGGAGCATTTGCTCCCGGCGGCCAGTGCTGCCGTCACGATCAACTCCGTCGATTACGTCACGGCCAAGAACTTCGTTTCCCTCGAAGCGGGATGGAAAAACAACATCCGACTTGACGACGGCTTCTATCCCGGCTCGGGCACCAACGAGGGCGCGGCAATCAGAGGCCGCATGGAAGTAGGCAACCGCGAGGCGTCCCTGCGGTTCACGGCCAGGTTCGACGATACCAGCCTTGAGTACACCAAACTGAAGGCGCAGACGGAAGGCACGGCTGTAATCACCCTGACCTACGGGGACAATGACTCCCTGACCCTGACGTTTCAGCGCGTCCAGTTCGGCATGGTGGAGCGGTCCTCACAGAACGGAATCGTGACCGTCGATGTGACTTGCGTCCCGTTGTACCACAGCGTCAACAAGCTCCTGACCGCCGTGTGCGAAACCACGATTGATGGTATCGCCGAAGAGGAAGCGTAGCCCCATTCCCAACTCGAAGTAACGGCCCCGGCAACGGGGCTTTTTCATTGGAGGCAACCAATGTTCGATTCTGCACGACCTATCACGCTCAAGCTCCAAACCCCCGATGGCCCCAAGTCCGTCTCCGTCCGATTCCCGTCCGATGAGGAATGGACGGAGCGGCAGCGGGCCCGGAAGATCGTCACCAAGAGCCTCGGGCGCGGGATGAGCAAATCCGATGTCCCCGGCCACGAGGAAGTGGACGAAGCCTTCGTCCGCAAGATCAAGGCCGACGGCCCGGACGTTGACTGCTACGAGGCAATGACCATCGTGGGCGTTCTGTCCCGTTGCGATGTTACGGATGTCGAGCGGGACGGCGCGGGGTACATCGTGCGCATGGCGATACCCGGCGGCGAGGCGTCCGTAGCAATGCGGATGCCCACGGCGCGCGAGATATACGCCTTTCGCCGTGAGTACGTTTCCGCCGTCGAATTGCCGCACGGGAAATCCTCCACCAGCGTAAACCTCGAAGCTGCGGCGCGGTTGTTTGATGCACTCTCGGGGGAGACAACCGGCTACGCCAGCCCGGTCCCCATCATCCACAAAGAGGCGGCACTCGTCGCCATGATTGCAGAGTTCGAGTCGGGTCTCGGGGTATCCGACGACAACCTGTTTTGATCGACAGTGGCCAGAGCGTCCGACCCTGCGATACCTCGCATATTGGATGCTCCGGCGCGATCAACTCTGTGACCCGCATATCTGCCCCGACCGCGAGGACCACGAGGAGCGGTGCGCGTCCTGCCCGCTCGATAGGCTAGACGCGGCCCTTGCCGGTAACACCGGGGGGTTGATCCGCAGGGCAACGGACATGAAAGCGATCATGTCCTCGGGAATCACCGTCACACTGGACGAGATCAACGCGGATGAGCTTTACGCAATGCTCATCGTGCAAGAAGAGCGCGACCGCTTAGAAGAGGAACGGCATGGCGACGGGCAAAGATAAATTCGAACTTGTAATCGAGGTGAACTCCGCTCAGGGGAATGCCGCGATCAAGGGCGTTAATCAGAATTTATCCGACCTCGAAAGACGCGCCGTGTCTTCTTCGCGTGGCGCATCCTCCGGCATCGACCGCATGACGGCATCTATGTTCAAGGGTGCATTGGGGGCGCAAGCCCTCTATGGTGCGGCCATCAAGGCGGCACAGGGCATTAAGGAACTAGCGAAGGAGTCTATCGGCCTCGCAATGGATGCCATCGAATCCGAGAGCCTTTTCGCGAACTCCATGGGCAAGATGACAAATCAAGCCCTCAAATGGAGCAAGGATCTCAGCAAGTCGCTAGGGCTAAACGAGTACGAACTTCGCAAGAATATCGGCACCTTCAACGTCATGTTTACCGCTATGGGCATCGGGGCCGAAAAGGCGTTCGAGCTTTCGCGCGGCCTGACGGAACTGGCCTATGATATGGCGTCGTTCTACAACCTTCGCCCCGAAGAGGCGTTCGACAAGCTCCGCGCCGGGATCACGGGCGAGACGGAGCCGTTGAAGCGATTGGGCATTCTGGTTGACGAGGCGACCGCCAAGACCTACGCCTACAAAACCGGCATTGCCGCTACCGGAGAGCAACTTACTCAGCAGGAAAAAGTCCTCGCCAGGTATGCGGCCATCACCGCGCAGACTGCCGTCGCGCAGGGCGATCTTGCCCGGACAATGGAAAGCCCCGCAAATCAGCTCCGGGTACTGCAATCCATCACGGAAGAAGCGAAAACGACATTTGGCATGGCGTTTCTGCCCACGTTGTCGCTCGTTATGAAGGAGCTTACCGGGTTCGCTGGCAAAGCGGAGACGGTCAACGAGAACCTTGTTTTCATGGCGAAGGTCATCGCCGCCGTGCCGATGGGATTTTATACCGCCGTCCGCGCCGTTGCCGATTTCCGCGTGGCGCTGCTCGATCTGGACTTGCAACTTGCGAAAAAGATACCGCTCCTCTACCCCAAGGCATACGTTGACAGCCTGAAAGAGCAGAGGATGGAAGCCCTCAAGGTTGCCATCGAGTACAACGCCAAGATGGACACCTTGCGCGAATCGGTCAACGCC